GGGTTTTAGGATTTCTTTATAATTGAAACATTTATGTTACTGTCCCTTGCACCATATTGTCCAGTGGGTACGACATTGAATGCTATGCTACATCTGGGAATTGGTTCCTTGTGTGGTAGGATCAGATGATGTATATGTGAAGGAAATAGTATAATATCTCCTTTCTTTGGTAACATAACATATTCATTGGATGTCAATACACCATCATTCTTATCATCTAGTTTAGACTGCCATCGCCATGGTAAAGGATGTCTGAATATAATAGGAGATGCCTTGTCAGTAAGATATACTACACCACTCATAAAAGAATTAGAATGTGCGTGATCTAATCCATACCTATCTCCCACAACAGTCTTAGTCATCCAACTGCTGAATATATCATACCGTTTAAATCCCAATTCAGACATAACCTCAGATACTACGTCATTAATGGGATCTAATAAAAATTTAAAATTAGTATCAAGAATGTCCTGATCAAGACTCATAGTTCCCAAGCATTGAGTATTGTTGATAGCATGGTTAACCTGATCAACATTAAACTCTATCTGAGACAGGAAGAATGGAGTAGCAAACAAGTCTTTCCTGTTCATTGTGGTCCCCACCCATCATTCTCAGGGACACAATCATCATCGTCAACACGATCAACTGATTGGATGTCACATACTGGCACCTCGTGCTCACCACCAATCAAATACCATGGCATAATCTCACCATGATACTCTGGGTGTCCTTTGAAATCATTAGGGTACACACGGTCACCGATGTACTTTAGTTGATCCTCTGGAATAGCGTGCTCTTTTAACATTGCTTGCAGTTGCAAGTGCGTCAACTGTGGTTGTGTAGGTACTTTCATTGGATCTCCATTCCTTTCTCATCCTAACATAGGTGTCACTCTTTGCAACGATGTCACGCACTTTCTTAAAGATTTGTGCAGACTCGGCATAGTGACAGTTATCGTGGTCTTCTTCCTGAGGTTTAATGCTACCATCATCATTATACTTTGTACCTGAGTGATGATTAGCATAGCGTCTTGATCTAGTAAATCCCATCTCTAGAAACTTACGACACATGTCCATACCAATAAAGTCTCCATCTACCAAGTATCCAAGGTACATTGAGAAGATCTTATTAGCAGACTCTGTTGCTACTGAGGGAGTTTTGAATCTCCAATGAGCACAAATAAGGTTTGTATAAGGGCGAACCAATAGAACCCCTTGCTCGCCTCTTCCGATACGATATAGTTTGCGAGTTTCTTTGTCTGTAAAGTCAAGGTCTTCATATGGGAGCTCATAGCAAAATTCAAGCATTTCTGATGTTAAAGGAAAAAATAACACGTTCTGATTCAGATTGTACCACTTTACACTGATGTGTCAAGCAAGACGGAAAGAAAATGATATCTCCTTCACTGACCTCAGGCACGTATTCTATCACGTTACCCTCTATGAAGTCAAGAAATGGTGCGAAGAATGATGTAGGAGTGTGGTCATCTGCTAACTGTCCATATAATATTGCAGAATAACCGACTGCTCCATGGTTATGAAGTTGATGATAACTTCCTTTACCATATTTCTGACACCATATGTTACGAATATCAAATGCATGTGGATATACGTCATCAAATTCTTTCAATGCAGGTTGTAATAGTTCAAACAACCTAGTAGTATATGGTGGCAATTTATCTTGTTGATGATATTTAAAATAATCTGTTTGATGACCATCACCATCCTCAAGGTCAAGCATGTTGATGATTTCATCTTTATGATCACTCCAGTTCTCAACGGGATGTGTGAAAACTGGTATCATGAATGCTGCGTCACTCTTCACACGTTCTTTCCTTTGCGTAGTGCATCATTATCATATTCAACAACACCATCTGGTCTTACAACATAACAATGATACCAGTATGTATCATCACTTACCTCATCTTTACGAGGAAAATAATCGGTAACAAAATCAAATGCTATCTCTGCATTTCTGAACTCAATATATCCATAATACTTACTCTCTAGTGTAACAGCTAGTTCTGCTGGCACCTCTTCATCAATCTTGTAATAATCAACAACGATTTTCTTGGCATCATCTGATGTCACTTCTAATCTTGGGTTCTCCCAGTACACCAAAGCACCTGAGATAGTAGAAGCATATGCTTCAATCTGATCCCAGTCTCTAGCACTATCAAATGTCTGAAGGTTCTGCATCTTTGTTCTCTACTTTCTTTAATTTATAAGCAGCACTAACTCTAATACCATAGAATTCTCTGCTCACGTCCTCTGCACAGTGTAGTATGTCTGACGGGAAACATAATCCTGATCCTGGTTTGGGAAATATACAATCAAATCTACCATCATCTTGTACAAACATAGTCTTACCACCCCACATAATATCCCATACAGGATTGCAGAATACTAGGAATGTATAGTCTGCATCATCCTTGTGCATGAAACCATCTAGTCCTCTTGTATGTCCATTGACATAATAATCAAGGATCTCATGTTCAAATGGTAAGAGGATCTTAATCTTCTCAGGAATAATGGTATCAAAGATAGCATGTCCCTTGACATCCATCTTCCAGAACTTTTTATGTGGTGCTGTAGGATCACTGGTAGCACCCCACTGCCATCTAGCACGACTGCAGATCTTTTCAATTTCTGCCATTTCATCTCGTGTGAGAATAGTATCCCACGCCATAATATCAGTTAACAAAGACATACTAATTTCTCATTTGTACTGCACGTTTGATAATTCCACAACGAACATGATCTAGCAAGAGCATGGTCTCTCTGTCTACATCTTGCTCGTGAATCTTGTAGAATAGTTTATTGAACTCAGTGATATAATATCTCATGGTAGGATCTGGAATAGAACTCTCTAACCAAAATGTCAAACATTTTCTAACACCAGAGGTTATTGGTCTAACACCATGAATATAATCAGACGGATAGATTAGAATCTTTCCTGCTTTTAATTTTCTCTCAATAGTTTCTGTTCCAATTTTAAGGAAGTGTTCACCACCTTCATAATCCTCATTTAGATTGATAACAGCAGTGTAGTCAGTTCTATTACCCCACATATTCCAGTAGTCCACATGATCAGCATAATGTTGTCCTACCTCATACTTCAACATATAGCATGGACTGAGTTTATTGAATGGATGTAGATCAGATATTGGTGACTCTCTCATGATTTTAGCGACAGCAGTGTTTGCCATCTTGTTCAACTCAATGTCTTCCTGTTGTGTGTTATCTTTAATTTCTTTCTCTTTAGGACCTGTCTTAGCACCATCAACAAACTTACCAGCGTCAAACAAACTAACAATCTGTCTTAACTGATTATAGTCAAAGAAATCATATTCATATATCATTGTTGTTGCTCCGCTAGAGTTTGAAGAAGTCCATCCACAGCTTTCTTATACTCCTCAGTGAGACTAGGTAGAGGAGCACACATGTTGATAATTTTATCGTAACCAATTAAAAATGATGTATCACATGAAAGTTTCTTCCATGGTTTAAATGCTAAACCAACTTCATTGTTTAATTCAGTTCCTATTTCTTCTACTGTAAAAGGGTATACCATATTATAGCACACCTTTTGTTTTACACCGTTTACCTCTTCAAAATGATCTTTTAGGTTGGCAATCACCTCTTCTCCCGATACTAACGTGAGAATGAGAATATTTAATTTATCATTCATAATTTAGTTAAACATTGTTTTTTTGAATTTGTTCTAGTAATGCGTCTAGTTCGTCTTGTGTCTCAACATATCTATCTTCGACATTTGCAGGTGCAAAGATGATGTCAGGGTTCTTGAGTTTAAAGTTGGATGCAATAGTCATTACAATTCTCTTTGCATACTCACCATATGTTGATGCAGTATATGTTCCAAACTGATCAATAGTATCTAGGTATGCTTTTCCTTCATTTAATGCATCACCATTTACATCTTTAAATGACATAAACCTTGCATATGCTACTGGATTAAAAGGAAATTTGACATCATCAGCATCTTGACCATCATAATCTTGTGGGATTGATCTTAACTTAGCTCTGTATGCTGTCCACTGTGCTCTTAGTTCATCAGTAAGGTCAGCATCAGGCATCTGTGTCCAATCACAATCTTGTAAAAGGAAGTTTCTGATCATTCTAATACCTTCCCAAGAAATCTTAGTCCATCTACCATACTCATTGAATAGTTTTTCTTGGAT